GGGTGGCTTCTGGGGCTGGATCAAGAGTATCTTTAACGTCACAGGTGAAGTCACCTACACCTATCCTCAAGCGGGTCTCACCTATCCCAGAGCAACCTTAACTTTCTAAAATACAATAGAAAGGTAGTAGATGTCGTCCAATACAAACTCGAATTCAGGAACTGGACATTTGAGTTTAGTGATGGGCAAAGGATTTTTCCAACAAGTCCTGCTTGTGCTTGTTGTATTATCCTTGCTGTTCTTCTTTTTCATCTCGATTGAGTATTTGTTGATGAGTTATCAGCGCATTGGAGGAAAGAATGTACAGTTGTTACCGCTTACGGTTACGGCAGAAGACAAGATGCTCACGTTCCAGCAAAACAAAGGAAAGTTCCAAGATGCGAAACAAATCCCTTTGTCTGACAATGAACGGACAGGCATTGAATTCACCTACAGTTTCTACTTGTTCATCCATCCGTCAACGTTTACTGGCGAGGATGTCTTGTTTCATGTGATGCACAAGGGATACATAAATCCCTGGCCTCTGATGGGTCCTGGTCTCTTTGTGAAGGGCAACAACAATACCCTGCGCGTTGTGATGAATACGTATCGCAATGCCTACACCTATATGGATGTCGAGAACATTCCTGTGCGCAAGTGGTTCCACTGTGCTCTGTTGTGCCGCAAGAATTCCTTGGAAATCTACATCAATGGAAATCTCCGCAAGAAGCTTCCGTTTGAGGGCACGCTCCCGTACCAGAACTTCCAGAATCTTATCTGCTTCAGCCCTCTCAAGAAGATTGTTCTTGGCTCTCAGGTACCATCCTTGGGCACAGGCAATGACTTGCGATTCGAGGGTGCGTTCCGTGGCAACATGAGCAACCTTGTGTATTTGGCCTATGCTGCGTCCTTCACAGAAATTCAGAGTTTGATGGACATGGGTGTGAGCAAGAAGACCATGTCTGCGCAAATGGACAAGCCTCCTTATCTCGTCGACACCTACTGGACCACCAGCTATCAGCTCCAAGAGTAAGCAAGCTAAAATTGAAACAACTTATGTTTGTGGGACTATCCCAGAAACATAATGTATGTCGGATTTGTAATTCCTATTGAGGAAGCTTTGCGCCTTCTATCACTTCCTGATGACTTCGTAAAGACCTTCTACAACACTGAGCCTATTCAAAAATATCTCCAAGAGAAACAATCAAAGCTCATCTTCCAGTATATCGATAAGGGTGCCTGTCTCTTTGGCATCAAGGTACATTTGAGAGATGAGTCTTCTGTTGATGATACAATTCTTGCTATGATTACAGCAAAGAAAGTGTTTCTCTGGGAGGTCAAACAGCTTGGCCTTGATACTAGCAAGGTCTACATGAATAGAATCGAAGAAGATTCTTGGCTGGTGGAAAATCCTGAACCCTATGTGATTACCCTATGAGGATTCTAAAGAAGAAGCATTCTAGAGGATAGATTAGAATGACTGGGGGAGGTCTCTTAACTCTAGTCGCCTACGGCGCACAAAATGTCTTATTGTCTGGAAATCCAGATATGACGTTTTGGTACAAAACCTACCGCAAGTATACACATTTCAGTCAAGAAAATGTAACGACAGCACTGGAAGGTCCGAATGAGCTTTTTTATTCCCAACCGATTCAACTTCGAGTGAAAATTCAGCGTGTTGCAGATTTACTTTCAGATATATATTTTACGTTCCGTATTCCAGATATCTATAGTAAATACGTGAACCCAAATGAGCGAACAGCGCAATACCAGTATCAATGGGTTCGGTATTTGGGCGCAGCCCTTATACAGAGAGCAGGGTTTTACGTAGGGGGTCAAAAAATTCAGGAAGTCGATGGTACCTATTTATTAGCCAAAGCGATGTTAGATTTTGACAATACAACCTTTGAAAAGTGGCGGACCCTGGTGGGAGATACCCCTGAGTTAACCAGTCCCGCAGACGGATTGTACGCTGGCGGCACCAATCAGACAGGATATCCGAGTGTCTTTCCAAACAGCAGCATTCCACTTGGTGCACAAACAAATCGCCCCTCTATTTTTGGACAAGAGGTTCATGTACCCTTGGGATTTTGGTTTTCAGACGCAACAAGTTTAGCTCTCCCTCTTGTTGGCCTCCAATACCACGACTGTGAAGTTCAAATCACACTCAATTCGATTGAGAACTTGTATACAATCCTGGATGCTTCAGGATACCGCGTTAGCCCCTTGTATCAGATGTCTGCGTCGACACCCGAAATTCAATTAAACCAACCTGAATATGTCGCATCGAATGAGCAACAGGCAGAGTGGCGTTATTTTGCGACAGATGTAGGTGCGTCTGTTCCTGCGTTAAATCAATGGTTCCTCAATCCGAGAATTCAATGTACGTATGTGTATTTGCCAGATGAAGAGCGCAAAATCTTTGCGACACAACCTTTGTCGTATCTGATGCAGCAAATTACTCCGTATCCGTTCCCAGGCTTGTACACACGGCAAATCTTAGATTTATATACACACAATCCTGTCACACGTTTGATTTTTATCCAGCGCCGCTCAGACAGTCTTCAGTATCGGAATGATTTTGCGAATTTTACCAACTGGTGGAATTATCCCACGCCACCCTTTGCGCCAACCCCTGGATTAACACCGTTGAATACGAAGGCGAATTCCAGTGGTCTTTTAATTCCGACAGGACAAGAGGGAATTTTACGCTCTCTGCGTGTGATTTGCGACGGAAATGAAATTCAAGAAGAGAAACCGATTGATTACTTTACAAAGATTGTCCCCTTTCGGACATTGAATGGCCGTCCTGGTACGAAGTTGCCTGTCTATAACTTCACGCTTCATTCTCCTGATACACAACCTTCGGGGTCCCTCAATACATCTCGTGTGAAAAACTTTCAGGTGGAGGTTGACTTTTATGCTTTGCCAGTCAACACGAACTACGTGTATGACTTGACAATTTATGTCGAGAATCTCAATTGGTTTGAAGTCGCAGGAGGTATGGGTGGACTCAAGTACGCACTCTAATCTTCGTCTTGGACTTTCTTTTTTGTATCCCTGATGCGAACCTCAGGGAATCCAGATTTCCGATTGGGATTACGCTTGACCCAGTCAGGAAACGTCTTGAGTAGGAATTCCACCGCCTTTTCTTGTTTTGCCTTCCGCTCAGGGTCCGACTGCATGCCCCCAGGCTCTTTGTAGTAAGCTGTCTTGGGGGCTACAAAATTCAAACGAACCACACATCCATCTAATTCATACATACGTAGGGTTCTATAATAATCTTCTTTCTCGCTGACGGGAATATTGAGAGCTTTGTTTCCAGGATTCACAAGACCAAAGAAACTGCCAACACAGAATTTCAAATCTGTGCTTACGGTGTCTTTCATGAAAAACCCATTGGGTGTCGGATACACGCCCCAAAACCGGCATCCATGCTTCGCACATTCTGAAAAGCCTCGCTGAATGATTTTGTCGAGGGAGACCAACGGTTTCTCATGGCGAGGCTTTGATTCATCAAATTCAAGGAATCCTTTGATATCATCGTCGCAAAAGACGATTTTCTTTCCGATGGGAAAGTACCCTGCAATAAAGTTTCGTACAGGTGCTAATCCCTTAATTCCAACAACTATCTTGTTGTAGCTCTTAGCATCAAGGGCACTCCGGTAGTTTTCCTCTTCATCTTTGTCCGCTACAAAGATAAAAATCTTCGACGCAGGGATTTTATACTGCTGAAGCATAGCTAGTGTTTTTTCCTTCAAGGTCTCCTGACGCTTGTAAGAAGGTATCGCAAAAATATACTCACCTTTTGATTTTCGGGTCTTGTTCGCCATCCTCTAGTCAGGGGGTAGAATTTGCTCCGGGTTTTCATTGTTCCAAGTAGCAAGTGAGCAAAGGATGGGCTTTGTTGAATCAATAAATCGAGCTTTTTTCAACATGACTTACAATGAGAAGGCAAGTCAGGCCTATGATGAACAAAATCAAAAAGCAGCGACTGCGGTTGATGATATTAAAAAGCAAATACAAGGCTATCGTGATGCTCGTGATAGACTTCTAGCATCCAACAAAGCCACTGGGTATTTTTCTACAAATTCACTCGCGCGCATTACAGAATGGGAAAATTGGTTGGGAAAGAATGGAGGTCTTGCTGCAGGAGATTATACAGCCAAATCAACGGAGATGAAAACACAATGGGATAACATTTACACTAGCAATAAGATTGTTCAGGAAATGGAGCGCATTCCCAGTTTTCTTGAGTTGTTCATGAAAGACAAAGAAGGAAAGATTCCAGCCGAGCAAAAAAAGGAGCTGACAAAGTTGAAGGAAGAGTCGGAAAAGTACTTGAAGAATATGAATACGCAAACACCTGCTGAACTTTTAGCAAAGCGAGACGACTACAATCGTCAATTTATGGAGATTCAAAAGAAAATTCCTGAGAACTTCGAAGATTTGAAAGAAGGATATGAAAGTGAGCCCAGTCCTCAAGCGACTCTCTTTTCAGGTATTGAAGAGAATAATTATAACAATTATAAAAATCAGGTCGAACAAAAAGAGCAAGCAGAAGAGGACACATTTAAACCAAGCCGCATTTTAACACGAGCATCTGACTATTTTTCGACCCTATTCAGTGCTTTATGGAGATGGGTCGTTGGTGTCATCTTTGCGATTATTGTTGCGAATGATATGATTGGACGTCCTTTTTATTATCGTATCTTTTATGCTTTCTATACGATTGTTTTGTGTCAATATTTTATGATTCCAGGTGTTATCCCTGTTGTACTCTTTCTCTATTATTTAGTTCGCGTCGTACAGGCAATTATCCCTGAAAATTTCTTTTCCTTTGACCCTCAAGGTCCACGCATGAACTATTTGAGTGCTCCTGTGTTATTTAACGTACTCCCCCTCATGGAAGCGAGTAAAACACAAGTCATTCCTTGGTGGATAAGTATAATTACGTATGACCCTGATTTGTATGGTGGTTTAGCCGCAAAGAAACGTATCGCATATGAAATGGAAGCAGCCGAGCTTGTAGGAAAGAAAGTCTCTGGGTTGAATGAAGCCACCCTAAATGAAATCTTGTGTGAGTTGAAGTCAGCAGTACTAGGAATTGAGAAAGATAAATTTACGAATGTAATCACATCACTCAAAGCGCTCGTGACTTAAACCTTTGAATCATACTTTCTTATAGATATAGACATAGATATGAGCACACATGAAGATAAAAATTTTCCTTTTGTGAGCATAGTTACACCAACATACAATCGCAGGAGATTCATTCCCCATCTGATTCAAATGGTTGAGCATCAGGACTACAAAAAATCACGAATGGAGTGGATTGTTCTTGACGACGGACAGGACAAGGTGAAGGACCTTTTTGAAGCAGCAGCAAAGCGTATTCCAAATCTGCGGTACATTGAACTGGATGAAAAACTCACCATTGGAGCGAAGCGAAATAGACTCAATGATGA